CTCCGGCCTGGAACAGCGCCAGAGCTTCCGCGAACAGCTGGTCGCGCCGCTCCCGCAGCCAGGCCAGATCGGGCCGCATCTGTACCCAGATCGGCCAGTACCGCCGATTGCCCGTCAGGTCATACAGGTACTGCCGCTTGTTCGTGCTGCCGAACACCACGCACTGCCGCGGATGCGCCACCACGTAGCGCCCATAGGCGCCACGGAAACGGTCCACCTGGCTCGACAGGAACTGCTTGGCCTGCTCCGAGTCGGCGCGCCTCAGCGCCGTCATCTCGCTCAGCTCATAGCCCCAGATGCCGGCCAGCTGCTCATACGGGTCCTTGCCGCTGCCGATTTCGAAGTGCGTGTCGCTGAAGTAGGTCTCACCCACCAGCACCTTGATCAGCGTGCTCTTGCCCAGCCCGGGCTTGCCTTCCAGCACCGGCGTGTAGTCGAACTTGCAGCCTGGCGTCATCACGCGCGCCACCAGGCCCAGCAGCATGTAGCGGCCCACCAGCTCCGTGTAGCGCAACAGCGCCGGCTTCGCCGTGGCCGGGTCCACGCCCAGCACATGCAGCAGCCAGCCGTTGATGCGGGACTTGCCGTCGTGCTTGAGCCGTCGCATCCAGTCCCGCACCGGGTGGAAGCGGTTCTCGTCGGCCACCGTGGCAATCGCCTCTTCCAGCGCCGCCTTGCTGCAGCCTGGCAGCTTGTAGTGCTGGCTCAGGAAATCACCCAGCCGCAGCGGGTCACTGTCGATCAAGGGCCCCGCATCCGTGCGCCACGGCCACGGCTCATGCGTCTCAGGCCCTTCGGTCAGCTCGTTGTAGCCGACACAGTTCACCAGCATCGAACTCTTGCGCAGCGCCGCGATAACCAGCTTCCGGTTCACCCGCAGCTGGTAAACCTTGCAGGCCATCTGTGCACAGATGAACTCCAGGTGCTCGGCAAAAGGATCATCCCCATTGCCGCCGGCACCGTCGTCATCACCGTCCGAAACCCCGCCCCCCTGGCCATCGCCAGAAGCCGGCGGTTTTTTACCGCCCCCTCCTTGTGCAGGCTCGGCAGACGCTAAAGCAGGCTCGGCAGGTTCGGCCGTGCTGGCCAGCAAAGGCTGCGCGCGCCCGAAGAACTCCAGCACGCGCATGAAGTCCCAGCCGTCGTGCTCGATCGCGTCGGCTGCATCCCAGCCGTCCACCACATCGCCCGGCGCCGGAATCGGCAGCAGACTCACCCTGCAGGCATGCACGTCGCGCAACAGCGCGCCAATGCCCTGCATGGCCACCATGCCCACCTGCTTGTCGGCCGGCAGCAGCGGCTTGCCCGCCTGGACGACCGCACGCGCGGTCTCTTCGGTGAACTCAGCCAGCTCAGCGCGCGTCAGCGCCTCACGCTTGCCATCGCAGTCCGGCCACAGCAGCACCGTGCAGCCGGCAAGCCAGTCCCACAGCGCCTTCTTCCAGGCCTTGCTGCCACCGGGCCAGCTCACCACCAGGTACACGTCAGGCGCGCCGGCGTCCAGCAGCGCCTGCAGCACGGCCGCCTTGCGCTCACCCTCCACCACGATGACCGTGGGCGGCTCCATGCGCTCGCCCTGCACCGCCTTCGGTGAACGCCCGCCCGGGTAGAACAGCGGGCGCGGCTCATCCCACTGCCGCCAGTGCCAGCGCGCCGCGCCGCTGGCCTCACTGTGGCACCAGGTGTAGGGCAGCGTTTCCTTGCCCCCATCACTGGTGCGGAAGCGCACCACGTAGCCCATCAAGTGCCCGTCGACGCGGAATTCCGCCGTGTGGGCAATGTCCTCGGCCTTGCGGTGGTAGTGCTTGAACGTGGCCGCCGGCGCGAACTCAGGCACCGGCCACACACTGCGCCACTCCTCGGGCGGCCCGCGGTCGGGCTTGGCCGGCGGCGGTGGTGGCGGCGGCGGCGCACGATTCGCCGGCGCCTGGCCACTCCTCACCACCCCCGCCACATCCTCCAGCCCATACTGCCGGGCCAGCTCCACCGCCGCGGCGCCCGAGCCCATGCCGTGGATCTCGGCGTACAGGCTCACCAGGTCGGTGCCGCGCCGGTCGCCGCCGAAGTCGCCCCAATGCCCTGCCCGCTCACCGTGCAGCCGCACCGCCAGGCTGGCCGTCTTCTCAGACCGCCAGGGCGAATGCACCACATATTCGCCGCCCTGCGCTTTCCCGCCGGGCAGCCACGCCTCCACCAGGAACTCGATGCGCCCCAGCAGCGCGTCGTTCAGCGCCTTGAAGTTGATGGGGGGCAGCTCAGCCATACGCTACCGAACCGGCGACGTCGAAGGTGGAATGGGCCAATGGATGGTGCTGCTACAACGCGGCGAAGTGACTGGCGCTTTCCTGCGCACCACGGGCCATTCCATGCAGCACGCCAAACCACTCGGGTGCGTCCGACACGGGCGGGGCTGCCACTGAGGGCGCCCCCAGCACCGCCGGACGGCCGGGCTGCACCTCCACCAGCTCGCCGCGTGAGACCATGCGGCTGGCCGTGTAGCGCGCCACCGATTCACCCACCTGCGCCCGGTGCGCCAGCTGCGTTACCGTGCCCGGCCCCTGCAATGCGGCGCCATGCAGCGCCCGCGCAATGTCGCCACGCGGCCTCATGCGTCGGCCTCCCAGATCAGCTGCGGCGCCACGCGCATCACCTTCTCGTGCGTGGCCGTCAGGAAGGCATAGGCCGAAGGCTCCACGCACTTGAACTCGGCCGGCACCACCTTCAGCCCGAGATGGGCCAGAAACATGGCGGCCTCCTCCAGCCGGTCGGTCTTGAAGCGGCTGACCGTGCTCTCGCTCACCCCCATTGAGGCGGCCAGTGCAACGCCCATTCCAGGCTCTTGCAGGCGCTGCAAGACGACTTGCACTGTCTTGCGGGCTCTTTCAGGTGGGGGCGAAGACACTGCAGCCATGACGACACCACGCCGATCAGTAGAGGTTGAAGAAGAAGCCCCGAGCCCGAAGGCCCGGGGCAAAGGCTCGCGCCGCGCCAAGGGAGGAGAAGTGCGGCAGCTGGGTAGGCCAGTGCCAATGCGAGCCGGAGACACCTATGTACGCTGGCGCACTCAGTACGGCGCCGCACGGACGTGCGGCCTGAAGCGTCGCCACACTGCGGCCGGCAACGGCTGTGCCGGCGTGGCTGAAGGGGAAAAGCAGGGCCAGAAGGCGCACCATTCACCCGTGCGCCAGGCCGTGCGCCTGCAGCTCGACGTCCAGCTGCGTGTCGGAGGCCCGGCCGTCTGCGTCCGGCCGGATGGGCCTGAGCCACGTGTCGGGGAAGCAGCCGCGCTCCAGGGTGAAGCGATGCCCTGCATGGAAGCCGCCGATCAACAGCACCTGGCGCAGCGGCTGCAGTGGCAGCACCACCCATTCGAACCCGTCGCGGCCGGGGTGGCCTGGACGCTCGACCACCACGCGCCTGCCTTCGTTGCCGGCCTCACTGCGGATGATCTCGGCCAGGTCACCGGCACGGCAGCGCAGATGCATGCGTCAGGCCTCCATGGAAGGCGGGCGCCCTCCAACGGTTACGCTGGCGATTCCCCAACCACCAGCCCGAAGGAGGGCTCCCATGACACTCAAATACGATCTGCTAAAACTGACGTTCGACCCGGCGGACAGCACGCGGGCATATGCCACGCTCTCGGTCCGACTGGCCCAGCAGGACGAGCCGGCATTCGGGCCGGCTGCCATCAGCATCACGGTGCCCATCCCTGCAAGTGCATGCGACGGATCGCCTTCAGGATTTGCCGTTGCTGCTGCCGCATTAGTTCAATCACTTCTGCACGAGACAGTGCTGGCGGCACTGCTGCAGCAACTGGACGCAACTTCCGATGCGCCGGCGCTCGCGCCGCCACGGTCCGACGGTTAAGAGGCCTGCGCCGGGGGCGCCAAAGCCGATACAGATCCGCAAAGTGCTGGTCAAGCTGCACGGGTCACCTCCTGGGCGATGGGTTCGATGGCGGTGGGCGGGCGCCCTCCCCGGCTTATGCTGGCAATCACCACAACCGCCAGCCCGAGGAGGGCCCCCATGAGAAACGATCTAGACATGCCACCGCAGCCGCCAAACATCACGCTGGAACTCTTCCTGGTGCAGCACGTGCTGGCCGTGCACTTCGACACCGAAGGCCTGGGCGTCATGCTCGACCTCCAGTCCCACGCGGCGCCCACCACCGGATTGCGGGTGTGCCTTGCGACAGGAGACGCTCAAAGAACAGCCGACGCGCTTCGTACTCTTGCGGATCAGTTGACGTCGGGATCACTACCGAAGCGGTCCATCGACCTTCACTGACCTCGACCACCACGGGCACGGCCGCGCGCTCACGCTGCACGGGTCACCTCCTGGGCGGTGGGTTCGATGGCGGTGGGCGCCGGGTGCTCGTCGCTCACCAGCTCGGGCCAGATGAGGTGCCAGTCCCCGGGGCGCAGCGACCAACGGCACACGGCACGATCGGTCTCCCTCTCGATCCGCACGCACAAGGCTGGACTCGGCTCCCGACCGTCGAGCCGGGCGGCCAACTGTGAAAGGTAGACGCGATGAATACCCAAGCGCCCCGCGAGTGCGGTGACGCCGCCGTCGGGCAATTGGTCCAGGAAGGACTTCAGGCTGGAGGTAGGCATGCTGCTCATTTGGACGATGAGCATACTGCATACTTAGCGCGTAGACAAGTCGCTTACCCTTTGGGCGTGAGCATGTCCAGCCCCCGTCAGGTCTTACGCCGCACCAACCTTGAGCTGGTGCTGGCCGATCCCGAGATCGGCGGCCCCGCCGAATTGGCGCGCTTGATCGACAAGCCGAAGATGAAGGCTCATCTGTCCAATGTCCGCGCCGGGCGGCGCGGCATGGGCGATGACCTGGCCGCCGCGATCGAGCGCGCCGCTGGCCACGCACCCGGCTGGATGGACCAACAGCATCAAGGTGCGGGGGAAGCTCCGGCCGCCTACACGGTGGCTCGTCCAGTGAGCCACCCCACGGATTCTGATGACCTCCCATTGATGATCTGGGAGGATCTGATGAAGTTGCCGGTGCCTGAAATCTTTCGAGCAGCCCTACCCGACGATGCGCTTGCGCCTGAATTTCCCAAGGGCACAGAGATCGTCTGGACGACGCGGCGACGTATAGCACCGGGTCGCATCGTGCTGCTGCGTGACCGACATGGCACCTTGCACGCGCGCATCTGTCACCAGGGACGCGAGCCCGGCCAATGGCTTGCCATGCCGACAAACTCGGCTTTCATCAGCCTCGCCAGCACTGAAGAGGGCCTGCAGGTGCTAGCCGTGTACAAGGGACGGCTCGAGCCCGACGACCACTGAGGCTTGAGGGGGGCGGCTTATGGCTTCGCCTTTGCGGCCGGGGCCTTTATGCGCTCTTCGCAGATCCAGTTGCGGAGTGCTGTCAGCGCAGGTGTCCCGCCCTGGCCGCCTGCGAAGCTGACGCCATCGCGATCTTTCAGGTGCACCTGACCAGTCGAGCAGTTGATCGCGAGCGTGACTCCACTTTCATGCACGCGCTGGGGGCCGCCGTAGTACATCGGCGCATAGCGAATGCCATCGCGCATCTTGACCTCGGACGGTGCATAACACGTTCGCGAAGCGGTGACGTCGTTGTCATAGCAAGACAACTTTCCAGCCGTTGCAGGTAGCGCCAAGCCCGTGCAGATCACACTCATCAAGCCGCCGCAGATCGGTCGAATCGCTCTCATGTTGGCACTTCCTTCACCTGCGAGCCTACAGCGGCCTTTCGGCTTTGTGTTATGCATCGTGCTTGACACGTGAGTTAGGCAGATTGCATACTGCGTCCCGTCGCACAGACGGAGACGCGCAGATGTTCTACCCCTCCCCCCGCCGCTACACTGCGGCCGAGCTCGAGCTGATCCAGCAGCGCGCTGACGAAGCGCGCCGGCCGCCCTACTGGCCCTTCGCGGCCCTCACCGCGCACCAGGCCGCCGCACACGCCCACCAGGGCGCCGATCTGCGCCGCCGCGCCACGCCGCTGTCGGCCACCGCGCAGGTGCGGCAATGAGCCGCCCGCGCCTCACCCAGGCCCGCGTCGCCGCCCTGGCCAAGACCCTGTTCGAAGGCCGCGCCACCAACGTCGCACGCAATGACGGCGAATGGTCCGTCAGCGCGCGCATCAGCCACGTCGTCCGGCTCGAAGGCGAACTCTTGCACCTGGTGCTGGAGCTGGCCGGCTACGAAGCGATGAAGGCCGTGCAGGAAGCGCTGGAACGCGAAGTCACGGCCGATGACGTCGCCGCCGCCCGCCAGCGCATCGCCGACCGCGCCGCCCGCGCCGCGGCCTACATCGCCATGCAGCCCACCACCGGAGCCGCGCCATGAACCCACCCCGCACCGCCCGGCCCGACCTGCACCTGCGCGCCCTGCGCTACCTGCTGCTGGCCGCCGTGCTGGTGGCCCTGGTCTTTCTCACCGCCTGCGGCGGTGGTGACCCCGACGACGACCAGGTCGACGTGCCCACCCCCAGCGTGAACTGCACCACCAACCCGGAGGCCTGCAAATGATGATCACCAGTGCCCGCACCACCCCGCGCATCCCGCCCACCGTGGTGCGCATCGTCGACGGCCTGCCCGTCGACGCCCTGCCCGACCCCCAGCTCCAGCCCGACGCCTACCCCAGCGCTGCCGACGAATGGCGTGACGGCCTGCACCTGGCCAGCTACGTCAGCGGCTGGCGCTGGGGCGCCATCAACGGCCTGCTCACCGGCGCCATCCTGGTGGCCGCCGCCTTTGCCGCCGGCTGGAACACCACGCCATGAGCGCCCGCGACGCCTTCGTCCCGGCGTACCACATCGTCCGCCCCGCGCCCAACAACCGCTGGGCCGTGGTGCACACGCTGGCCGGCCAGCTGGGCCACTACGCCGTCGACCTGGAATGCCTCACCCTGCAGGCCGCCGAACGCCAAGCCGCCTGGCTCAACGCCGAACGCACCCGCGCCCTGGCCCGTGAGCGCCAGGAAAACCTGCTGGCCGGCGTGCTGCGCGCGTGATGAACCACCTGCCCATCCCCACCCTGGCCGCCGCCGCGCAGATGGCCTTCGACATCGCCGACCGCGCCGTCATCGCCGACATCGAAGGCGAGTGCTCCGCCCACTGCGCGGACGGCCACCGCTGGTACGACCTGCGCCCCATGCTCGACCTGCACGAACACGCCGGCCCCGTCATCGACATGGCCCAGCAAGCGGTGGTCTACGCCCTGCTGCGCGGCCTGGTGGTGGCCGACACCAAGCACCCGCACCTGGTGCGCGTGGTGCGTCGGCCATGAGTTCCCCCCGCGCGTGGTGGGAAACGCTGAACAGCCCGGTCCCCACCGGCATCGAAGCCCTGGTCTGCGCCGACATCGCACGCCGCCAGGCCCACGGCATCGCCAAGTACGGCGTCACCGTGGCCGCCAACCCGCTGGAGCTGCGCGCCTGGCTGGTCCACCTGTACGAAGAACTGCTCGACGGCGCCGTCTACGCCCGCCGCGCCATCGCCGAGATCGACGCCGCGCAGACGTCTGCGGCCCACCCCCAGATTGGAGCCCACCATGCCCCGTAAATCCACCTACGCCCGCAACCCCGCGCCCCGCCCCGAAGACAAGCCCGACACCGGCGCCGCCGCCGTGCAGACCATCGTGCAGCGCTCGGCCTACGGCGCCCCCGCACTGGCCCTGACCACCACCGCCGTGCCCAGCGTTTTCCACCAGGCCGTGGCGCCCACCAAGCGCACCAAGTCCCCCCCCATCGACCCCTTCGCGGTTGTCATCGTCAAAGGCCGCGCCGTCCCGCCGCAGAACGTGAGCCGCAGCGCTGGCAGCGCCTACGCCGAACTGTTCGCCCGCATGGGCGCGGGTGACATGGTCGAACTGCCGCGCAAGGTCGCCCTCAACTTCTTCGCCTGGAGCAAGAAGCAGAAGAAGAAGCTGGTCCTGCGCAAGCTGAATGCCGCCACCACCGGCGTCTGGCGCGAAGCCTGAGCCGCCGCCACCACCCTGAAAGCCCCCCATGAACCGCGAAGACGAACTCATCCGCCAGATCCCGCCGGCCCAGCTGCGCGACAGCCCCTTCCAGCCCCGCAACGCTGACCGCCACATCGCCGAGCTGGCCGACAACATCAAGGCCGAAGGCGCCATCCATGAACCCCTGGTGGTGCGCTGCACGCTGGCCGACCCTCACGCCACCCGCAGCGAAGACATGTTCGAGCCCGGCTTCGAGATCGTCTTCGGCCACCGCCGCAAGCGCGCCGCCGAGCTGGCCGGCCTGACCACCGTGCCCTGCATCGTCCGCAGCATGACCGACGCCCAGGTGCGCAGCGCGCAGATGAGCGAAAACATCCAGCGCGAGAACATGCAGGCCCTGGAAGAAGGCGCCGGCTTCAAGGTTCAGATGCTGGCCGACAGCCTCACCGCCGGGGCAATCGCCCACGCCATCGGCAAGAGCGAAAGCTACGTGCTCGGCCGCGTGAAGCTGCTCACCCTGGTGCCGGCCGTCAAGAGCATGCTGCTGGCCGGCGACATCGGCGCCGAAGCCGCCCTGCTCATTGCCCGCCTGGGCCACCCCACCGTTCAAGAAAAGGCGCTGGCCGAGATCCAGCGCACCTTCTACGGCCTGAAGGAACTGGAAGACGGCGGCAAGCGCAGCTTCCGCAGCATCCGCGACATGCTGGCCGAGAAGTTCACCCTCCAGCTCAAAGATGCCCTCTTCGACCCCGAAGACGGCACCCTGGTGCATGAGGCCGGCGACTGCACCGCCTGCCCCAAGCTCAGCGGCAACGCCCCCGAATACGCTGACCTGCTGGACGAGAACACCGCCCCCTACCGCCGCAGCGGCCCGCGCCTGTGCACCGACCCCGAGTGCTTCGCCCTGAAGAAGAAGGCCCACCTCGACCGCATCGCCCAGCGCCTGGAGTCCGAAGGCAAGACCGTGGTCACCGGCAGCAAGGCCAAGGCGGCGCTCGACGCCCACGGCAACGTCAAGGGCGCCTACATCGCGCTCAAGGACGTGCAGGGCCAGATCAAGAGCATCGGCAAGAACGGCGCCGCCGTGCCCGTGGTGCAGATCCAGGACCCGCGCACCGGCAAGACCGTCAAGGCCGTGGCCAAGGCCGAACTGCGCAAGGCCGGCGTGGACCTCGAGGCCACCGACCACAAGGCCGCCGACGGTCACGGCCAGCGCGACTGGGAAGCCGAACGCCGCGAGCGTCAGGCCCAGGCCGACCTGGAAACCGCCGCGCGCCGCAACCTGCTGGCCAACGTGCACGCCGTCGTCGCCCAGCGCCCCCGCAGCATCGCAGAACTGCGCGTTGTCGTGCATGCCCTGCTCAACCACCATCTGGACTGGGAAGACCAGGAACTCATCGCCAAGCTGCTGGCCATCCACAGCGAAGGCCTGCGTGAAACCACCGACAACCTGGCCGCCGCCGTCGACCGCATGTCGCCCGACGAACTCGCGCTGCTGCTGCTGGACATCGTGCTGGTGCACAAGGTCGAAATCGGCGGCCACGACCTCGACGATCGCGCCGAAGTCCTGGAAGCCATGGCCTCCCTTCACGGCATCGACATCGAAGCCGCCCGCGCCGGCCCGCTGCCGGCCACCGAACCCGCTTCTACCCCTTCGCCCGCTGCGCAGGCCCAAACCAGCGCGAAAGGCAAAGCCAAGAACACGGCCCGGCCGCCCCGAGGCGTGAAGTACCAAGACCCCGCCACCGGCGCCACCTGGAGCGGCCGCGGCTTGATGCCCAAGTGGCTGAAGGTCGCCATCGAGCGCGGCGACACCCTGGCCCAATACCAGATCCAGACCGACGAGGCCGGCCCTGCCGGCCACCGAGGCGCGCGCACCGCCCAGGCGGCGGCCGGGGCCGCGGCATGACCGAGCCCCACGTCATCAGCACCACGCTGGAAGGTGACGCCGTGCAGATGGGCCTGCTGCTCGTCTCCCAGGCCATCTTGCCCGTGGCACGCACCATTGCCGACGAAGAACAGCGCCTGCAGCTGCTCACCGCCGTCATCTGCCACGTGCTGTCCACGGTCAGCCTGAACTACGGCCACGCGCTGGCCACCGCCATCTTCATCAAGGGCCTGCAGGCCGCGCAGGAACTGATGCAGGGCCTGGACCCCGGCGCCGGCGCATCGGCCGGAGCGCACTGACCATGGCCCGCAAGCGCTGCCGCCGCCAGATCGTGCGGCCCCTGCCCCCTCGAGGCCTGCGCCCCCGCCTGCTGCCCCAGCAGGTGCGTGACCTGGCCATGGCCCACACCGTCAACCTCGACGAGATCGCCAGCGGCAAGGCCAGCCCAGAAGTCATGTGGCAGACGATGGGCGGCGTGCTCACCTGGTTGCGCGTGGCCCAGGCCCTGGGCCGAGGCGAACAAGAGATGCAGGCCCAGCACACCCTGCTCACCACCATCGTCGCCCGCTACGTCCGCACCGGCTACGTCACCTTCGCCCCCGGCGAATACGACCTGGCGCGCCAGGGCGTGCTGGTGATGGACATCCTGGCCGAGCTGGTCGACCAGGCCACCGCCAGCACCGCGGCCGACTGGGCCGAGCGCCGATGCCATGCGCTGCAGACGCAGGTGGAAGGCCGAACCGTGCAGCCGAGGACACCCGCATGACCCGCCAGCTCGACCTCGAGCAACGCCGCCGCGATCGCGCCGCGCGCTACGTGGCGCGCCTGGAGCAAGGCACCCCGCTGAAGGTGCTGGCCGCCGAAGACGGCATCAGCCCCCAGGCCGTCAACGCCTTCCTGCGCTCGATGGACCTGCCCAGCTCGATGGTGGGCGCCATTCAGGCCAAGGCCAGGCGCGAGGCGCAGCCATGACAGTCAAGAAGACGAGCTATTCGACGGCCCTGGAGCCGATGGACCGCTGACCATGACCACCGACACCCCCACCACCAAGCGCCGCAAAGCCGAGACACCGGCGCTCCGGCTGGAGCCCTACATGCTCAGCCCCGAGCAGGCCGCTGCGTTCCTGGCCGCGATCGGCAAGACGTCGCTCGACCGCCTGGTGGCCGCCGGCGAGATCACGCCGCGCCGCATCACCGCCAACCGCGTCGGCTACCTGCGCCGCGAGCTCGAGGCCTGGGCCGAGTCGCTGCCCGCCGTCAGGCCGGGGCTGCCAAAACCTCGAGCCGAGCAGCCAGGCGGGTGAGCCAGTCCAGCCGCTCGGCGTCGTAGGCGTGCCGGTTGTAGACCGCCTGGATGCCGGGCAGCATGTGCCCCAGAATCGCCTCGGCGATCTCGCCCGGGCAGCCCAGCGCGGCCAGCAGCGTGCGCCCGGTGCGCCGCAGATCGTGCGGCGCCCACCCCGCCACCGGCAGCCGCTGCCGCTCCCACTCCGGCCGTGACTCACAGCCCGGCATGTGCGTCCACACTGCGACGCCCAGCGCCTTCTGCTCGATGTGCCCCGACCGTCCGACCGACGGGAACGCCCAGCCATTGCGCACGCCAGGCAGCCGCCGGCGCACGATGGCCGCGGCCCGGCCCACCAGCGGCACGCGCAGATCGGTGAGCAGCGGATTGCGCCGCATCTTCAGTCGCTCGCGCGGGATCGTCCACCACCAGGTGCCGCCCTCCTCCTCGGAGATCTCATCGACGCGCATGGCGACGACCTCGGCGCCACGGCAGGCCGTCCACAGCACCAGCGTGAGCGCGTCCTCGACGTCGCGGCTGAAATTGGGCATCCAGGGCAGCAGCGCGCGCAGCTCGGGCTCGCTCAGCACGCGCTTCTGCACGCCGCGCCGCTCCCCGCCGATGAGCTTGCCCTTGCTGGGCAGCTTCCCGCGCAGCACCAGCCGCCACCAGTTTGGACAATCCGCCGGCAGCCGGCCCGAATCCAGCCCCCGGTCCCAGACCGCGCCCAGCAGCTGGCGCAAGCGGCCGGCCTGGACGGGACTTTGCGCCAGCGCCTCGATCGTGTCGAAGGCATCGGCCCGCGTGATGCTGGCGGCCTCGCGCTCGGCGATCCGTTTGACCTCCGGGCCGTTGAGCATGCGGTCGGCCTCAGCGTAGGTTTTCGGCGTCACCGAGCCGGCATAGGCCTTCAGGTAGTCGGCGCAGGCGCGGCGCACCGTGTAGGCCTCAGCAGCGGCCTGCGCGGCGGTTACCTGGCGCTTCTGGCGCTTCTCCAGGCCCGGGTCGCGCCCGGCATCGCGCTCGGCCTTCAGCCGCTCCCAGCTCGCCAGTGCGGCGGGCAGCGTCATCGCCGGCCAGTGCCCGATGCGCACCTGGCGCATGCGGCCGTCGACGGGCGACCGATAGCGGAAGGTCCATGACCGCGTGCTGGCGCTGGCCTCGAGCCGCAGGCCCGGCGCGCCATCGATGACAATGTGCTGCCCAGCCTGCAGCGCCCTCGCGGCGCGCGCGTCGAACATGGAAAACCTACTCAGCGGCAGAAGTTGCGCAGAATCCTACGCTGGATTCTGCGGCTCGCTGGGGTTTCCTGGGGTTTACTGGCGCTGCTTTTGCGTGAGTTCACCGAGGTGATCGGCGAATCTCCGAGGGAGCACACGCCGATGATGGCGCAGGGTGTTCCCCTAGGCTGTTGAACCGTTCAACACGAAACCTACGCAGGAAACTACGCGCCCGCCGGGGGCGCACTGCCGCTCAGGGCGCGGCCAGGCCGTTCACCCGCTGCCTCACGGCTTCGTACTCGGCGACGCATCGCCCGAGCCGTTCGTCGACGTCGACCAACTCGGCGTCGGCATCACGAGCCAGCTGTCGAAGAGCGCGGCGAGCTGCGCCGAGAAGTCGCGTTTGCGGGTCGAAGCCGACTTGGCACTGTCCGACAGTTCCGGGATCACCGGGCACTGCACCACCACCGGCGGCGGCGGCGCGGGCTGCGTCGAGACGCTGCTGCAGCCGCTGGTCAGCAGCATCAGCAGCACGAGTGCCAGCCACCAGCTGGGCGCGATCGCGCGCTGCGATTCGTTGGGCTTCATGATCGATCTCCGTTCGGTCCTGCTCGATGCCGGCCTGCGCCGCCTGGCGCTTGCCGGCCTGCTCCAGCACCTGCTGCTGGTTCTTGGTCACGTAGGCGTCGAACACCTTCTGCACTCGGGCAGCGCCCCGGCTTTCGGCCGCCGCCGTCAGCTCGGTGATCTGGTGGTGGTGCCACAGCGCCAGGCTGGCCATGGCCGCCGCCGCCGCGATCGCGCCGGCCAGCGTGGCGTTGGCCTTGATGGGGCCGGGCACCAGGTCTAGAAGCCCTGCCATTCGCCCGTCTCCATCTGGTGCGCCAGCATGTTGGCGCGGCGCGGCGTCTGCTTCGCCCAGGTGCTCTGCCGCATGCACTCGGCTGCCAGATACCACCGCGCATCGCGCACGGCGCCCAGTGTCTGCACGAACTTGGCCAGGCCGGCGCCGCCCATCTGGAACGCCATTCCGATCAGCACCGCCTGCCGGGGCTCGTTCAGGCCATCGAACCACGGCGCCAGGTGCTCGGCGCACCACTTGCGCGCCTTCTCGACGTCGGCCTGCAGGGCGACCTCGATCTCTGCGTCATCCCACACGCAGCCAGGGCTGACCTCGGGGCCGGTGTGGCCGCAACCGATAGTCCAGGGATGGCCGCCGGTGAGCGGGTCTGGGTAGGCGGCTTTGCGCACACCCTCGAAGCCTTTGATCTGCTTGCAGACGTTCATGGCTTGGTGCCGTCCTGGTCGACCAGCCGCCCCACGATGCCGGCCACCAACAGGGCCAGGCTCACCCAGTGCACCCACACGGCCGGAATGGCGGCTTTCAGGTCTTCAGGAATCGTCGGCCAGGCGCCCTGAATGGCGGCGGCCAGCGCCATGGCCTGCACGCTGAGCATGCGGTGGGCCTTGTGCCAGTTGTCGATCAGCTTCATCGTGTCACCCCACAAAGTGAGTTTTCAGCCACGCCCACACCGCCGCCAGACCACCCATCTGGTACAGCACCAGGATCACCATCAGCAGCCCCAGGGGCCGCGTGAGCAGCGAGCCCAGCCAGCCCAGCAGCCAACCTCCCGCCGCGTCACGCGCATGGCTGGCCATGGCGCGGCGCCCGGCTTCCCACACGGCCGGGTTGCCGACGATGTCGATGGCGCTTTGCATCAGCATGGCCGGCACTTCGGCGCGCAGGTGGCGCACTTCGCCAGACAGGCCCTCCACCTTCAGCGACAGCAGGCTCACCTGTTGTGCGGTGAGGTGCGAGTTCTTGAAGACACCTTCGATCACGTGCTCATGCTCGTCCACCCGTTCGCGCAGGTAGGCCAGCCCTTCGGCTTCGTCATGGTGGTCAGCGGTATGGCGGTGCAGTTCGCTCATCGCTTGACTTCCGTGATGCGCATCGAGCTCTTGTTCAGCAGGATGTTGGGGTTGCCGCCGGCCACGTTGGTGCGCAGCTCGAACGCGATGGCCACGCCGCCAGTGGCCGCGAAGCTGCTGCTGCAGATGAAGTCCTGCCGGGCCGTGCTGTTGGTGGCGCTGCCGCCCAGCACCGTGGCGCTGCCGCCTGATGGGGTGTAGTACCAGCCCAGGCTGTTGCCGGAGTCGCCCAGCACAACGCTGGCGTTCAGCGTGGCGGTGAATTCGATGGTGCAGTCCGCCGCCGGCGTCACGTTCACCGTACGCTGCACGATGTTGGAGCCGCCGCCCGATGAAGCGCCGGCGAAGTCGTAGGTGTCCTGCGTCACCTTAGTGGCCGCGTTGGCATTCACCTGCGCCGTGTCGATCAGGCTGCTGGTGCCCACCGTGATAGCCGCCGTGCTCTCGGCGCTTTCGTTCTTGCTGGTGTCGCGGTGCTTCACGCGCACCGTGTAGCTGGCCGCCGCCGGCCAGGGCCACACGAAACCGGCCGCCGCGCCGCGGAAGATCTGCGTGCCGGCGGCCCAGCTGGCGCCGTAGCGCACCTCGGTTTCCAGGTAGTCGACATCGGCGTTGGGCGTCCAGGTGACCTGCACGCCGCCGGGGATGCCGGCCACGGCCAGGCCGGCCACGGCGCTGGGCGCGGCGCTCTTGCCCACCACCTGGTGCGCCACCGGGGCGCTCCACACGCCGTTCACCAGCCCGTTGGCCGCGCGGGCCTTGATGAGGTAGATGAGCCCTTCGCGGATGTTCCTGGTGAGGTAGATGGTGCTCTGCCCGCGTTCGGCGGTGACGGTGTCCCAGGTGGCTTCGGCCGTGCCGGCCAGACCGTAGCGCACGTCCACGCCGCCGCCCTGCAGCACCAGGGCGTCGGTGACGGCCGTCCATGTGACCTGCACGCGGGTGAGCACGGTGCCGTCGGCCATCTTCAGCAGCTGCCCGGTGCCGCTGGCGCACGTGAGGCCCGCAATGGTGGGCACCTGCCAGGGGCTGGGGAACAGGGTGTTGGCGCTCATCGCCGGGGCGCTGAAACTGGTGCCCAGGGCCCAGATGCTGGGGTCGGTGGCCTTCAGCGTCAGCAGGCTGCCGCCGTCCACCGTGTAGCTGATGTCCAGCACCTCGAAGACCTTGGCCACCCAGCCGAAGCGCGGCAGCGTGACGTAGAGGGTGTCGAACACCTCCACCGCGTAGGCGGCCATGTTGCACAGCACGCTGAAGCGCAGGCCCGCGCGCACGTAGCGCATGCGGGCGGCCACCACCTGCTGCGCCTGGCCGCTGAAGGTCACCGCGTTGAGCGGCATGTCCATGGGCAGGTCGGCCCCGTCGATGGCCTGGTAGGTGCTGGACACCACGCGCGGGTACTGCACTTCCACGTAGTCGTGCTGCTCGTCCAGGAAGCGGCCCGAGATGTTGTTGACCAGGTCGGGCCGGGCGGTGGCCGTCTGCACCGTGATGGGCGAGCCGCCGGCCAGCCAGCTTTCGTCCAGCGTCTGCAGCGGGGTGACGTAGGCGCCGGCCCGCACGCGGAAGGTGCCGCCGTTGAAGGTCCAGTCACCGCACATGGCCTTGGCCAGGTCGTCCAGCGCGTCCTTGGCGCGCGTGCTGGTCTTCACCACCAGGCCGCTCTGGTACAGCGGCCGGGTGTAGGTCTGCCCGTTCACCACGTAGGCGGTGCTGGTGTCGCAGATGTTGGCGGCCACGGCGATGGCCGTGTCGTTCACCACCGCGGTGCTCATGCGGCCCAGCAGGGCGTGCGTGGCCACGTGGCGCATGTGCAACGCGGGGTTCTGCGTCCAGACGGTGGCGCCGCTGCGCGGGTCATAGCACAGCGCCCCGCGGATCTGGGCCGACACGTTGGGCAGCCCGCTGGGGAAGGCGTCGGTGTCGTAGTCCAGCTCGACCACCAGGTAGGCCAGGCCGCTGAGAGTATGGCTGCTGTCCCACACGCCCGGCAGGTTGGTGATCATGGCCGCGTCGGCCGCCTGGCCCGGGGCGCCCAGGTAGCTGCGCACGCGCGCCTTGCTGGTGTTGGCGCCGGTGGTCTGGTAGCTGACGGTGGCGGTGGCGCTGGTGACCGGGGCCCCGGTCACCGTCACCGTGCTGCCGGCCAGGCTGAAGTAGGCGTCCAGCGCGGCCTGCTGCAGGGTGTCTCCGCCGCCGGATTCGTACAGCACATGCACGCTGCCGGCCACGGGCGGCGTGGGCAGCACCACGCTGCCGTTGCCGCTGCCGTTCAGCGCCACGGTGGTGGTGGCGTCAGTGACGGGGTACGACGTGTAGGGGCTCTGCGCCGGCTGGTAGGTGATGGTGACGGTGCCGGTCAGCCCGGCGGTGCCGCCGCTGACGGTGACCACGCTGCCCGCCACGCTGACGCCCAGCGCGACGTTGCTGCTGCCGTAGGCCACCACGGCCGCCACGGTGGCGGCGTTGGGCGCCGAGCTGAGCGTGAAGGCCGCGCCGGTGCCGCTCAGGGTGAACAGGTCGCGCCGGTTCACGGCCAGCACGTTGCCGCTGCCGTCCAGGGTGACCTGTTCGTCGTCGAAGTAGATGGCCTCCACCGCGTCGATCTGGTGCGCGGCCAGGATGACGCACAGCACCAGGTGTTCACGGTTGGTGCCGTAGCTGCCGATGTAGGCCACGGGGCCGCTCACGCGCTGCCGGCCCAGCACGATGGCGCGCGGCTCGGTGGTGCTGCGCACCATCACGTAGCGGTCTTTGAGGCTGGCGTTGTAGTCGGACAGCTGGCGGTTGCGCGCCTTGCGCTGGTCTTCGCGCAGGCTGTAGACCGACGACGCCACCGCCGCGGCGGTGAGGATGTCGGCGCCGTAGAACGTGAGGTAAGCGCCAATGGTGTTGGCGCCCACCTCGAACGCGAAGTCGGCCAGGGCGGCGGCGGCGGCTTCAGGCACGGGGCACCCTCCAGGCCTGGGCGGCGGCGGTGAACGGCAGCGCGGCCAGGCCGCCCGCGGCCGGGGCCAGCCACAGCGCGCCCACGCACACGGCCAGCATGTCGCGCGCGTCCAGGCGCACCACGCCCACGTCGCCAGCCCGCGCGTCCAGCGGCGGTATGGGCGCCCCGGCGCGTGCGCCCACGGTGGTGATGCCGCCCTGCGCCTCCAGCGTGGCCAGGGCACCGGCCGCATCTGCATAGGTACCGCGAACGTCTGCGGCCGGGTCCACCCCGGTCAGCGCCTGCACGCAGTCGGCCGCGAAGATGCAGCAGTCCTGAACGCCCCAGGCGAAGGGGCGCGCCATGCGATCGGCCAGCAGGCGGTTCAGCCGCACCTGGGCGGGGTCGGCCACCGCGTCGAACGGGTCACTCATGGGGGGCTCTTGGGGGCTACTTCTTGAAGAAGTCGGCGGTGGGCCAGATGACGCGCATGTCCACCTGGTCGGCCATGTACTGCAGGCCGGTGTCGCCGGGGACCAGGCGCTGCTGTTCGGCGTCGGCGTACAGGGCGTTCAGCGGGCGCAGCAGGTCGATGCCGGCGTGCTCGGCCGTCACCTGCAGGGTGGCGGTGGGCTGGCCGTCGCTGATGTTCAGCGTGTCGAGCACGCCGGCCCAGCGCAGATCGGTGGCCAGCACCTGGTAGGTGGCGCGGTCGTAGATGGCCAGCTTCACGCGCACGGCCCTGCCCTGCACGGGCTCGGTCAGCGCCAGGGCGATCTGCGCGGCGGGCACGCCCGAGAGCTCGAAGCTGAGCGCCTTCACCTCCGCCGGCGTGTCGGCCATGGCGTCGATCTTGCCCACGCCCAGCGTGCCCAGGTAGGTGGTGCCGCCGATCGTCAGCGTGCTGGACGTGGTGTTCAGGTTCAGCGGGGCCGACAGCAGGTCCATCTCCACCAGCACGGCCAGGGGCAGCGGCGAGCTGCGCAGCGCCGTCTGCGCGGCCACGCTCAGGATGCGCATGGGGCGTTCAGGCCAGGGTCAGCGTGTTGCTGCGCGTCACGCCGTCACTGCCACGCACCATGATCTTCAGGCTGGTGTTGCTGACCAGCTGGAAGCTCATGTCGCCGTTGGTGCCCAGCGTGGGCGCGGCGGCCGCGGGCTGCAGCACCAGGTTGCCGGTGATTTCCACCTTGCCGCCGCTGGACTGCGCGCTGCGGTTGATGAGCAGGTTGCCGCTGGTGTCGAAGCGGCCGCGGCGCGTGCTGCCGGTACCGAAATCGAGGCTGCCACCGCGTGAGGTGATGGCGAAGTCGGTTGGGGAACCGCCGCCGAACGCATTGTCTGCGGTGCCAAGGTCGCCCATCGAAACGCCAGTGCCCTGGAACGTGATGTAGCTGCCGGCCGTGCCGTTGAAGTAGATGCGGTCGCAGCTGTTGGCGGCGTCGAAGTGCGACTGGTTCCATATCCGGTACAGCTCGGTGAACATGGGGTCCAGCTCGGTGCCCGCGTTGACGTTGCTGCCGGCGGTCTTGCCGCCCAGGATGATCTGCGCCATGGTCTGTGGCCTCTTCTACAGTTGTTCGATGAAGTCGAAGCTGATGCCTTCCGTGTACCCCGGCACCCAGGCGGTGGGCGGGGCGTCGGTGGTCTTCAGCATCGCGTTGAAGGTGGGCTGGTTCCAGGTGGCGGGCAGCCCCACCGCCCAGGCCGCGCGGGCCCGGGGCTGGAATTCGATGATGATGGCGCCGCCCCCATCAGCCGTGGCGTTGGCCATCACGCGAATCCACTGGCCGTTGATGCTGAGCGGGTCACCGGCCAGCAGCGTCTTGCCGGGCTGGGTGCTGAGCTGCACCGTGTTGTCGCCCTGCATTGCGCCGTAGCGCACCGCCAGGTAGCCGCTCACCAGCACCAGGGCGCTGCCGGCGGTGTTCACCAGGTTCAGCGCGGCGCCGGCCGTGTTGGTCAGCACCACCGCGGCGCCATCACGCGCGGTGCCCTGAGGGGCTTTCAGCTTCAGGTGATAGAGCTGGATGGTGTTGGCCTGACCCTTCAGCCGGTCGAAGAAGGCTTCACGCGCGGCGCCTTCAATGGGGTCATTGGTGAGCACGAGGGTGATCGTGCCGGTGAGCCGTTCACCCATGAAGTCGAGCACCTGCACGGTGGGCGTGTAGGTGCCGATGAAGGTGCGCAGGTTGGGCTGCACGCGCAGTTCGAAGCGGCTGACCTTCCAGCCGGGCCAGGTGTAGGTGGTCATGCCAGGCCTTGCATCTGCATGCGGCGGAACTGGGCGATGGTTTGCGCCTGGGCGGCGCGCACGGCGGCGAAGACTTCGGCCCGGCTGGTGCCGGCGCCAATGCTGCCGATGGTGACGCTGGCGTCGATGCTGGCGCGCCCTGCCCCGCCCAGCGGCTGGATGGTGGCGGGGCCGCGCACCAGCTCGGGCCCGGCCTCACCGGCGATGCCCCAGTTGCCGGCGCCCAGGGTGCCGCCGTTGGCGAACAGGCCCTTGAAGCCGAAGGCGGCGGCGAAGCTCTTGAGCAGGTCACCGCCGCCCGAGCTGATGGCCGCGATGGCGGGGCGCACCAGGTTCAGGCGGATGAATTCCGACTTGGCGTAGTCGACGAATTCCTTGATGCCGCCCTTGCCCGTGGCCAGGCTGCGGGTGATGTCTTCTTCCAGCATGCTGAGGCCGCGGCCGACGGCGCTGCGGGTGTCGGTGCCGATGTCGGCCACCCGCTTGATGTAGTCGTCCAGCGCGTCCTTGGCGCCTTTGAGGGGGTCGGTGCGGTCGGTGTTTTCCAGACCGGCCAGCTTTTCACGGGCGGCGATCTGGCGCAGCAGGGCCTGCAGCAGGAGTTGGCGCGCGTCTGTCTCTTCCCTGCTGTAGCCGATGGCGGCAGCGTTGCTGAGCACCAGGGCTTCATTGGCGGCCTGTTCCTGCAGGCGGGCGATGCGCAGGCTTTCCACCGCGTCGGCGCTCTTGCCGTATTCCTCGATCTGCTGCTCCAGCGTCTTGGTGATGGCGTTGCGGCTGTCGACCTCTTGCTCGAGCTGCTGCACCTGCTGGCGGTTCAGGTCCGTCACCATCTTCAGGATGTCGGCCTCGGCCTTGCGCAGGGTGTTCTGGGTGTCCAGCACCGTGGCGCCATCCAGCGCGGCCAGGATGCTGCTGCGCTGGGCCTGGGTGAAGGCGTATTGGCCGCTGGTGAGGACCTGCAGCACCTTGACGCGGTTTTGTGCCGTGGCGCTGAGCTTCTCACCGGTTTCCAGCTCAGACGCGGTGGCGGCCGCGGTCATGCCGATGGCCTCGGCCAGCTTGCGGTATTGGTCGGCGGCCTTCTCGGCTTCCTTGTCGGGCTTGAAGTCGCCAACGCTGCTCTTCTTCAGCGCCTGGGTGGGATCTCCCAGATCACGGGCCAGCTGGCTGTTGCCGTTGCTGACGTTCAGCACGTTGCGATACGCGCGGGCGAAGGCCTCCACCTCCTGGCGCTGCTTCTGCAGCTTGGCAATCTCGACGTCGGCGGACGCCGCGATGCTGTAGCGCGAGTCTTGGCGCTGCTTGTTCAGCCGGCCCAGCTGCGCGTCGATCTGGCTGAGCTGCGCTTCGTAGGCCGCCAGGCCTTGCGCGGCATCTTCGAAGACGTTGCCCTTGAAGGCTTCCAGCACGGAGGCCAGGAGCCCCGGCCCCGTCTTGAGCTGGATGAACAGGGCCAGCATGTTGTTCAGCCCGGGCAGCAGTTCACCCACGATGGCACGCGCCGAGTCTTGCGTGCTCTTGGCCAGCTGCGACATCTGGTGGCTGAAGATCTCGGCCTGCTTGGCCTGCTCTTCGGTCACGGTGGCGTTGAGCTGGCCGGCTTCGGCCAGGTCATTCAGCAGCGGCGCGATGGTGCGCAGGCTCTTGCCGAGCAGCTCCTGCTCCAGCCGGGCCTTGCTGCTGTCGTCCGCAAAGCCACCCAGCGCACGGGCCACGCGCTGCAGGGCTTCCACCGGGTCCAGCGTCTTCAGCTCGGCGACGCTGAGGTTGATGGCCTTGAACGCGGCTTCCTGGCTGCTGCCGGGCGCGGCATCTCCCAGGGCCTTGTTGAGCTTGATCAGCGCGTCACCCACCACGTCGAAGCCGGTGCCGGTGCGGGCGGCCACGTCTTCCAGCGCGCTGAGGTTCTGCACGCTGGCACCGGTGGCGTCGGCCAGGTCGTTGAGGTTGTCGACGCCCGTGGCCGTTCTCTTGAAGAACTCGACCAGCGTGCCGACCGAGAACGCGCCGACGAAGCCGGCCAGCGCGGACTTGGCCAGGCCGAAGGCCGACGCGAACTGGCTGCCCGTCTGCTCCGCGCTGGCCGCCGCGCGCTTGAGATCGGCGTCGAAGCTGGCGAGCTTGGCTTCGAGGTCGATGGACAGTTTTGCCAGTGCCATGGTGTGTCAGTCCGCGTCGCGTATGGTTTGCATCAGGTCGATGAGCATTGCCCAGTCGGCCACGTCATGCAGCGCGGCGTAGGCCGGCCACAGGTTGGGCGCCCAGCCGCCGCACCAGCGCCAGGCGTGCGCGGCCGCGTGGGCTGCAGCGCACAGCACGGGCGGGGGTGCGATGAGGTCGCCAAGGCCTTGCTCCTGCAGTTTCAGCGCATCGGCGCGGGACTTGTCCCAGGCGATGCGCTCAAGGAGTTTTTTTCGGCGGCCTCGTGCGCGGCGGCACGTTCTTCGCGCTTGCGCACATAGCCGTCGTACAGGGCGGCCGCCGCGTCGGCGCTGGGCGCGTGGTCCAGCAGCAGGCCCACGGCGGCGGGCGTGAGGTCCACCGCATCGGTGCCGCCTTCGGGCGCCAGGTCGGCACCGGTGACGCCTTCCCAGGCGACCACGGCGCGTTCCATGAGGGTGCGGCGCAGGCGCACGAGCAGCGCCGAGTCGGCGCCGTTGTCGTGCACGCGGGCGCGGGCCACTTCCACTTCCAGCTCGTGCTGGGTGGGCAGGCGCAGGGTGAAGGCCATGTGGCGCACGCGCACGGCGAATTCGCGCGCCGCCTCGGCCTTGCGCTTGAGGTCGTTGAAGTCCATGGGCGCTTCCTTCAGGTGGCGTAGCGCACCGGCTCGGAGAAGCTGCTGAAGTTGATGTCGGCCGTGAGGGGCTGGTTGCTGGCCACCTTGGGCGTCTTCTGCAGGCTGATGTAGCCGTTGCAGACCAGGCGGCTGGCGTTGGGGAAGATGATGCGCAGGCCGATGGTGCTGGAGCTGTCGGCCGCGGCCACCACCACGGCGTAGTAGCTCTGCGCCGGGTCATCGAACACGGTGAGGTTGATGGCCTGCGCGTTGCGGGTGGTGGGCACCTGCTTCTGCGTGCGGTCGGTCACCGCCGTGATGTCGGCGTAGTTCTGTTCGCCGCCGCCGGTGTCGATGCCCTGCACCTGGGTGACGTTGGTCCAGGCCGTGATGCGGCGGATGGTGCCGGTGCCGGTGCCGACGGGGTAGCTGCTGGTGCTGGTGGTGTTGATGGTCTCGAACGTGATGTCGTTCGTGGCCACGGTCTTCACGCGGACGATCTTGCCGTTCAGCAGGTCCCAGCCGGAGGTGACTTCCAGGAAGTCACCCACCACCACGCCGTGGCCCACGGCCAGGGTGGCCACGGCTTCCGACGCGTTGGTGATGGCCGTCATGTTGACGACGGAGCCGTAAGTGGATGCCACCGCGATCAGCGTGCCGGTGGCGATGGTGATGCTCATCGCAGTTCCTCTCGAAAAATGGCCGCAGGTGTGGCCGGTTGCAGAAACAATTCGGGCCGCTCATGGCGGCCCGTGGGGGTGGGGTTGTGGGGCTGTTTCATGTCTTTCCTATCAGCCCCACCACTGGACGGTGA